ATCGAGGCTGTGCTGCGAAACAAGACGATCACGGACCCAATCACGGGTGTTATGACCATCTACGCCACCGATGGCGTCACGCCGCTGTACACTGCGCAGCTCTACGAGGGCACCGATACGAGTCAGACGTACCAGGGACAGGGCGCAGAGCGCCGGGAAAGGCTGACGTGATATGGCGCTTGTCGCACGTGGACTCGGGCGGGATACTGATGTCATCGGCGCGCTCGTGGCGTTCGGCCTCACGCGGGAAGTCCTCGCCCCGCCAGTCGTTATTCCGTATCGCCCGCGCCTCATCAAGATCGTTTCGGAGGAGGAGCGCTTGGGACGCATAGTGGCAGAGCGTCGCTTCGTGAACACTCGCGGTGAAGTCCGCGTGAAGGTGGTCGATGATGAAGGACGAATCGCAATCGCAGACCCCGAGAACCGGGAAGCTGCACTCGATACCCAGCAGCGCACGATTGGAGCTGGCAGCGAGGATCGGCGCGGCAATCCCGGCGCAGAAGATCGTCGCCCCAAGGCCGGTGCAGAGCAACGACGAGCTGCCGCAGGGGATGAAGCCCGGCGTGCCGAAGTGGTGAGCGAGAGCCGCACGAGCACGCCCGAAGCGGAAGCGCGGCGCATCGGTCCCTCTGCTGAGGACCGGGAGCGCGAGGCGGAAGCGGATCAAGGAGACGTGTAAATGGCCTTCCTGAAATTCCCGAACAAAGACCCCGAGGAGCGCCTGGACTACGTCGTGGACTTCTCTGACTTGCTGGTGCCCGGGCGCACGATCGCATCGGCGACCTGCGAGATCGAGTCCGCTACGCCGGCCGAGTCTCCTGTGGCCCTGAACTTCACTGCCTCGCCCACTGTCCAGCTCACGCAGCTTGGTGGTGAGTCTCCACTGGTGGAGGATGGAGTGGTGCTGTGGTTTGACGGCGGGACGCTGAACACGAAATACCAGCTCAAGGTCATTGCGATAGATGACGCTGCGCCCATCACGCGCCAGTACGTGCGCCGGGCGACGCTACAGATCAAGGAGAAGTGAGATGGCGCTCGTGGTCGAGGATGGGACTATCGTGGCCGGCGCGAATAGCTATGTGACCGTGACGGAATACCGCGCCTTTGCAGAGGACCGTGGCGATACGGTTGTTTCCGAGACTGCCGAGGACGAAGCGCTGGAAGCCGCGCTCATCAAGGCCGCGGACTACATGAAGCAGCGTTTGCGGATGCAGTGGAAGGGCTCCCGCATGGACGCCACGCAGCCGATGGACTGGCCGCGCCGTGGGGTCGATGTTCCCGACTTCTTCGATCCGTTCTACCGCTCCGTGAACGTCCCCGTGTACTTCCAGGACACCTACTTCATTCCCGAGAACGAGGTTCCGCAGGAAGTTAAGGACTGTCAGATGCTCCTGGCGAACGAGACGCTCGACAGCGCTGGGGCGAGCACCACTTCCCTGCAGAGCAGCCTGGGGCGCAGCACGCGCCGCGAGAAGGTGGGCTCACTGGAGGTCGAATACTTCGGGGCAGGAGATGGCTCGGATGGTGGGCGCCTGACCCAGTTCTACTGGAATGCCATGCGAGCGGTCGAACCCTTCCTGCTCGCTGCCGCCCCGCAAACGGGACGCGTCGTAAGGAGCTGACATGCCCGGAAAGCTCGATGGACTCGCGAATACCGCCAGCGCTCTTGTGACGGACTTCGGTAAGACCGCCACGCTCACGCGGGTAACGAAAACGTCCAGCGCTGCAACCGGCAAAAGCACGGTCAGCACTGCTACGGAGACGGTGATCGTAACGCCTCCTGTGCCGCCCTCTGCGCTCGGAGCCGCGCTGTCTCGCCTGGGCGGTACTTCCGCTGAGGTAGGCCAATTCACGTGCGCCGTGGCCGCGAATGACGTGGCAGAGCCCGCCATCGGAGATCGACTGACCATCGACGGGCGCACGTATCAGATCATCGCCGTGACGCCCGTGTATGCGGGCGAGGTCGCCGCCCTCTACGAAATGGAGCTGCGCGCATGAGCGACATCGTGGGATTCGTGGCGTCGTTGCGCGGGGTACGGGATCGGGAGCTGCCCGACATCGTTCAGGAATGGCAGCGCCGCATAGGGTTGGCTGCGCTCACCAGCGTGGTGCTGAAAACGCCCGTCGACACAGGCCGAGCAAGGGCAAACTGGCAAGCAGGCCCTACCACGAGCGAATCGCCCCTGGACGTGCTGGACAAGCTCGGAGGAGACACGGTAGAGCGTGGGCGCGCCGCAGCATCCAATCAACGCCCGTTTCAGCCGTTCTACATCTTCAACAATGTCGAATATATCGGTTACCTCGAGGAAGGATCTTCTGAGCAGGCGCCACAAGGCATGGCAGCGCTAACGGTGCGCGAGCTGGAGAGCCGGTTGCTGGCGGCGGGATTGAGGTTCAGCCCATGACCACGATGGCGCAAGTGAACGCCCAGGTGCGGTCGCTGATGAATGATTCGGTGACGGGCTGGCTGGCGCGCCACCCGGACGTGCCGCTCATGTACACCGGAGATGACTTCGATCCACCCGATCAGTCCAACTGGGCGCGTCTCACGCTGCTGGGTGCCGGGGCGCAGCAGGTGGAGTTCGGGCTCTACAATCGCTATCGTCGGCCTGGCATCGTCCGAGTACAATTCTGGCTCGTCGCTGGACTCGGCTCGGGGCTGGTGTACGATTACGCCGATTCAGTGAAATTGATCCTCGAAGGCGACACGTCAACTGGAGTACGGTTCTTCGCAACGGGATTGCCAACGGAAGAAGCCATCGAAGGCACCTGGCACAGATGGCGGGTAGACACCAACTTCGACGCGGACGAGCTGCGTCAGGTTTGAGGACAGTACGATGAGTGACGCCAGTCAGACCAAACTCTCTTTCCGCGATGAAGCCGTATGGGGCGAAGATCCGCTTCTTGTCTCCCCGCAGGCACCGGGACGCGAATTCCGCTTCACGTCCGAGTCGTTGAACTTCAACGTCGATACCGCCGTATCGGAGGAGATCCGAGACGACCGGAACATCAGTGACATCATCCGCGTCGCTGCGAACTCCGCAGGTGACGTGAACATCGAATCCAGCTTCGGAGCTCATGATCCATTGCTGGAGGGAGCGTTCTTCAATAACTGGGTGACGCCGGTTGATCTGAACAATCCCTTCGCCTCGCCGTTCGATAACATAGTGATCACGGTCACTGCGGCAATCACGTCTCCTATTCAGGATTCGGTGGGCACCATTTCCGCAGCGAGTGGCACCCCGTTCGCCAACGTCACCCCGGGAGATTGGATTCGGTTGTCGAACACCGGCTCTCCGAACGTCGACGGCTACTATCTGGTCACAGCCAAAACCGACGGGGACAACGTCTCCGTGAGCCCCTCCCCGCTGTCGAGCACGAGCGGGACGTTCCGCATCCGCGCGAGCGGGATCCGCAACGGCACGTCGTTCAAGAGCTTCTTCATCGAAAAGGAGTTCAGAGACATCGGGCAGTTCTTCGGCTTCACGGGTATGCGCGTCGGCACCTGGAGCCAGAACATCGCGCCAGGTTCCATTCTGAACGGGACGTTCGGCTTCCAGGGAGAGTACGTCACCCAGGGGCAGTCCTCGCAATTCCTCACGTCACCGCAGGTCGAGCCCACGCTGACCAACGACGTGTTCAACGCGGTGGACAATATCTCGAACATTCTGATTGATGGGCTGGCCCCGGTTGGGACGTGCTTCACGGAAGTGTCGTTCACTCTCGACAACCAGCTACGCCCGCAGCCGTGTATCGGGCAGCTCGCCAACTCGGGCATTGGCGCAGGGCAGGTCCAGATCAGCGGTACGATCGCGTCGTACTTCAATGATCTATCGGTCTACCAGAAGTTCACGAACTTCCAGAGCGTCTCGCTCAGCTTCGTGGCGACCGATATCGACGGCAACTCGTACCTGTACTTCTTCCCGAGCTTCAAGCTCACCACCGGTGAGGTGGTTGCTGGCGGGAATAACCAGGACGTGCTCGCCACCTTCGGGTTCACGGCGCGCCGAGATCCCACTTACGGGTTTGCGATGGGGCTGAACCGCTTTGCAGCGGATTCCGGTCTCCTGCTGCCCGTGACTGCGACTCAGTAAGCGCTCAATTTGACCCTCTGAAACTGGAACGGAGGAACGCATGGATCTGGAATCGACACTGTTCGATCCCGAAAAGGAGGAACAGGGCGTCTGGCAGCCATTCGGAGAGGATGGAGAGCTGCTGGTCGCCCGGATGTTCTCGGACAAGTGGAACGCAGTTTATCGTCGTCTCGCACGCCCGCATGGGCGCCGCCTGCAACGCGACCCCGATGTGCAAAGGCGCGTCATGGAGGAAGCGATGGCCGAGTGCGTGCTGCTCGGGTGGAAAAACCTCCGGGTGGGCGGGAAGGAGATAAAGTACACCAAGGACGCCGCGAGAGACTTGCTGCAACGCTTCCCAGCGCTCAAGACAGCCGTGCTGGACATCGCTCAAGACGATGCCGTGTTCCGTGCGGAGACCGAGGAAGAACACCTGGGAAACTGAACGCGGTACTCCAGTGGAGCATGGAGTGGGGGCCGCATCTCAAGGGCCTGCTCAAAGCCGAGGAACAGGGAATCCATGTCCCGACCCTCGACACCATGCCAGAGCTGGATGATCTGCTCGCGCAGTATTGGGACGCGTTCACGACACTGGATTCGGCGCGGGAGTGGGGCCAGGGCTTCCCGCAACCGATCCGCCTAATCGAGATTGAGGCCTACGCGAGAATGAAGCAGTACGCCAGAAGCGAACTGGACGTGCTGATCCGTTACGTTCAATATCTGGACCGCGAATACCTCTCTCGTCAAGCGGAACGGAAGAAAGCGCGTGCCGGAACTCACTCTAGTCATTGATGCGACGCGTGCCGAGCAAGGTGCGCAGAAATTCGAGGCATCGGTACGCCGGATCGAGAATGCGGCAGCACGAGCCGCAGCTCGCGTCAGCGATCTGGGCGGGATTCAGGACGGCGCTGCAAACGATGCCAAATACGCCGCCCGGCAATATGACCTGTTTGGAAACGCGGTAGAGGAAGCCGGAGACGAGGCCAAAGCCGCAGCCCGGGACGTGGACAAGCTGGGCAAGGAGACCAAGCAGACCGGCGACGAGGCTACGAAAGCCGCCCGCAAAAACCGCCAGCTCTCCGATAGCTACGACCTACTGAAACGCGCCGTCACCGCTGTGGCGTTTGTGGCGGTTGCGCGGGGCTTCGCTCGTCTGTCGGATGCTGCGACGAACATCGAGAACCGCTTGCGTCTCGTCACGGCGTCTACCCAGGAACTAGCCACCGTCCAGGCCGTGCTGTTCCAGCAATCCCAGGAAGCGCGTGGTTCGTTCGAGGGTCAGGCAGAGCTGTATCAGCGCGTGGCCCGCTCGGCAGGCCAGCTAGGACGCACGACAGGCGAGACTTTGCAGGTCACCGAGGCAGTAGCGAAGGCGATCACCATTTCCGGTGTGTCCGCCGAAGCCGCGAACGCTGCCATCGTCCAGTTAGGCCAGGGCTTGTCGGCCGGCGCGCTGCGCGGCGATGAACTCCGATCCGTGCTGGAGCAGACCCCCAGGCTCGCCCAGGCCATCGCTGCCGGGCTCGGCGTGCAAGTGGGCCAGCTACGCGAGCTTGGGGAACGCGGTGAGCTGACGGCGCAACGGGTGTTCGAGGCGCTGCTGGCCCAGCTCCCGCAGCTCCAGTCGGAGTTCGCGCAATTGGAGCCCACGTTCGGTCAGGCGGGGCAGACCCTTGAGAATTCACTCATCAACGCGACCGACAAGCTGAACGAGGCCGTCGGGATCAGCCAGGCGCTGTCACTTGCATTGCTCGACACGAGCGAGGTCATCGACACGACGCTGGTTCCCGGTCTGGTCGATGGTGCGATCGAGCTGAAGGGGCTCGCCGTAGCCTTCATCGCCACCATCGACCAAGCGATCATCAAGACTCAGCTATTCACGAACGATCTGCTCCAGGGTATTCAGAGCGTTCGGGACGAAGGCGGGTTCTTCGATGATTTCCTGTCCGCCGCTGCTGTGCAGTCGGAAGCGCTGAACAAGAACATTGATGAGCTGCCGGGCATCCTGTCGCCATTGGCTCGACTGGTCACTTCCCCATTGCTGGTGGCAGCGGATGCGGCGCGCAACCTGAACGATGCGACTGAGGATCGAGTCGACCTGGAAGCCGAACGCAAGGATCTGGTCACGGAGCTGAACGCCTCCGAGGAGGGCGCGCAAAAGACCATCAATGATCTGGTGGAGAAGCGGCTGGAGCTGCAAAAGAAGATCGCTGCCGCGTCTCAAGGGGACACTGCCGGGCGCGCTGGAGGCGCTGCCGCCACGACGGGTGGAGAGGATGTGGCCGCTATTCCTCGAGAGGTCGCTACCGAGATTCAACGGCTGGTGGACAGCACGGCAACCCCATTGGAGCAATTTCAGGCGCGCTTGGAGCGCTTGCGGGAGCTGCGCGACATCGCTCCGGATACTGTCACCTTCGAGGTATTCCAGCGTGGCGTCCAACAGGCCGTGGACGCGTTCACGCAAGCGGACCCAGCCATCATTGCCTACAACGAACGCCTTGAACGAGCGCGGTCACTCACGGAGAGCGTCATCAGTCCGCAGGAGGCCTACAACGCCACCGTGCGGGAGTACACCGATCTCCTGAATGCGAACCTGATCTCGGTCGAGACGTTCAACCGGCTGCAAGAGCAAGCCCGTGACAAGCTCGACTCGACGGATGAAGCGCTGAAGCGTCAGAACGATCTGCTTGCCGAGGGTGAAGCGCTGCGACTTGCCGTTCGGACGGAAGATGAAGTTCGATTGGACACCCTGGCACGATATCAGGAGCTATTGGAAGCCAATGCGATCTCCCAGGAGACGTTCAACCGTGCTGTCGCGGATTTGGAGGGCACGTCCCAGCGGGCATTCGCTTCCCTAGAGCAGTTCGGCCGCCAGGCCGCAGAGACGATCAACACCGACCTGACGGACCTGTTCTTGAACCCCACCAAGGAGGGATTTGAGGACTTCGCGGATTCGGCTATCGACTCGCTGCAACGCATCGCCGCCGAAGCGCTGAAGAACCTGATTCTGACTCAGCTATTCAATGCCATCGGCGGTCCCGTGGGAGGGGCGCTCAGCTCCGCGTTCGGGCTGACAGCGCGAGCGAATGGTGGCCCCGCACTGGCAGGGCGTCCCTACCTTGTAGGTGAACGCGAACCGGAGGTGTTCGTTCCCCGGCAATCCGGGACCGTGCTGAATGGGGAGCAGATGGCGCAGCTCTCACCCACGATCAACAATACCGTGGTGGTGGATACAAAAGGATTCACGGAGGCGCTGAATACCCCGCGTGGCAGCAAGGACCTGATCAACGCCATCTCCGTGAACCGCACAGCGATCAAGGGCGCACTGAAATGAGCTACTGGCTGGACGAGCGAGCACACAACCATCGGCACTTGCTGCGCCGAGCGCGGATGCTGCTCTGCAACTACGTCTACGACGACGACATTCAGATCAAGCAGGGCGGAGCTGGCTCTGTGGGCTCAGGAGAGCTGTTTACGGCCACCGGGCCTACAGCAGTGGTGGGCCGCTTGCGCCTCACCTGCACGCTGGGAGGCGGCGCAGGGACGGCACAATTCTCCCTGGCCTACACGACGGCAGGCTCGCCGCCCGGGTTTCCCTCTCCCACGCCGATCTTTTCCGGAACGCTGACTGCGGGTGTTCCCTTCCAAGAGAACGATATCTACCTGTACCTCGCCACGTCCGTGAGCTGGGTGGCGGGCAATCTCATCGACGTGGACTTCATTGCCGGGAGCAACACAACGCCTTGGGTCGAGCGTAGGTTCCTCGATGACCAGCTCGGCTCTCCGAACTTCTCCGGCGAGTTGAATTGGATCTTGGAGGGCCCCGGCGATGGCTCTCCGTCCTCTGCGATCACGATTGGGATGGACGTGCAGGAGGTGGCTGCATCGAGCCGATACAATCTGCGCATCAACGCCTTCGACGCCTACACGGACACAAGCCCTGACACGGCGTACGACTCGCAGCCGAATCAGTCGCCCAACGTGTTCGCCTACTGCGATACAAACGCCTCGGACTTCTGGCTGACGGTGAACTCCCGGCGCTTCATCCTGCTTCAGAGATTGGCGTCTGGACGGTGGAACGCGTTCTACGGGGGATTCATCCTCCCGCTGGCG